AAATTGGCGTGGTCGCATTGTATTAACCTATGATAGTTAAGCCTTTTAGGAATATAGATGACAAAAAGAATTGGATTTTTAACGACTGGATCTAATCAAGATTCATATATGTATTTAGAAACGGCTTCAGGAGAATCGTTAGCTTTTGGAGCAGATATTGCTACTAATACTTTTAATATAAATACTTCTCCAACATCAGGAGCAATTCCGAAAGAAGCGACCTCAAATTTTGCAATTGATGCGAGTTCCAATGGAGATATAGCATTTCTACCCAATGGAACAGGAAGTTCAGTTTTTGCCAATGGGGATGTAGAGATATCTTCAGGAGATCTAGATTTAACTACAGCCCTTGGAGGAGCTGCTAAAATATTCTCTACTGGTGAACAAGTATTAAGTGTTCAAACTCTTTTAAATAATACGTTTGTGGGCCCAAATGCGGGTGGGTCCGTACTTGCTTCTAGCAATAATACAGGAATTGGAGACAACTCATTATCAGTAGTAGAAGTTGGCGCGGTTCGTAATACTGCAGTAGGTGCTAATAGCGGAATAAGCATAGAAAATGGATCTGACAACGCAATTCTTGGATATAATTCTGGTCTTGATTTAGTAGATTCAAACAAAAATACGCTACTTGGATCTTCTGTTTTAAGAAATAGCGTTTCAGCAGAACGTAATTTATGTGTAGGTTATTTTTCTGGAAATAATTATGGTGCAGCAGAAAGCAACAACATATTACTTTCAAACGTTGGCCAAGCTTCAGAAAACAATACGATAAGAATAGGAACCCAGGGCGGGGGTGCAGGCCAACAAAATCGTTGTTTCTTAGCTGGAGTAAGCGGAGTTACTCCATTATTGCCATCTCAAGTTGTAGTGGTAGATAGCCTAGGACAACTAGGATCAATTGTAGCTCCTGTTGCTTCTGAGTTTGCAGATAATCTATTTAGAATATTTGATGACCTAGATACAACAAAGAAGATTGCATTTCAAGCAAGTTCTATTACGACTGGTACTACCCGTACTATAACGATGGCAGATAGAGATTTGAGTTTATCAACGCCCACGTTTGATGAAACAACTTTAACACAAAATCTTAATCTTCCTGCTACAAATGCTGCATTGACTACTGGAGTCATAACAATAGATAGTGTACGTTTTTTACATGGTAAAAGTGGAAATGTATACATAGGGCCGAGTGCAGGAAATGGAAATGCATCTAATGAAAATATTGCTATAGGAAATACTGCTATGACGGCAGTTAATGCAACTGGAGTTCAAAATGTAGCTATTGGTAGTCGAGCTTTAACGGCATTAACTACGGGAGATTCTAATGTAGCGGTTGGCTATGAATCGTTAGATGTAGTAACTACTGGAAGTGGCAACCATGGATTTGGATATCAAACACTAGGTTCAATTGGAACTTCAGCTTCATTTAATCTTGCAATTGGTCACGCAGCGGGTCTTAGTTTGACAACAACAGATTCTAATAACGTAATTATTAATCATAGAGGAACAGCTGGCGATAACAATACCATTCGTATTGGAACACAAGGATCTGGAAACGAACAACAAGATACTGCCTTCATTGCAGGTATATATAATGTGGCTCCTGGTGGTGGAAATGACGGAATGGTTATTATTGATAGTTTGGGACAACTAGGATCTCAAACAGATCTGTTAATGCCAAATAATCCGGCATTTTTAGTATTACGTGATGCTGATGTTAGTAATGTTACTGGAGATGGCACTGTTTATACAGTTGTTTGGGATTCAGAAATATTTGATCAAGACTCAAATATGACAACTACGACATTTACTGCTCCTGTTACTGGACGTTATCAATTAGCTGCAGCCATACAATCAATAGATGCTTCTGCAGCTTATATTTTTGCACTACTGCAAATTGTAACAAGTAACCGTACGTATCAAAATAATAATATAGCTGAATTAACTACTAGAAGTCATGTGATATCGGTAACTGCAGATATGGATGCTTCGGATACAGCTACCGTAACTCTTCGCTATGGAAATCTTACTAAGATCGTAGATATTCAAGGAAACACTGGGGCTGGTGCTACAGTAACTTATTTTAGTGGATGTTTAATTAGTTAGTTAATATTAAAATTATAGGAGAAAATATGAAAGTTTCAGTAAACGACATAGAGCTATTTACTCTATCAGCTATCCATAAACAGGTAATCTGTAATGATATAGATATAGATGTATTAGAAAAGGATTTAAAAAGAAGATTACAATGGGTATTGATACATAAATATGAACAATCTTTCAAAAGGTTAAAAAATGAATGGGATTCAAAATTGGCCGCCAATGGCGTAAAGATGATACCAACAGATGCAGATGAATATGCATCGCTCGTATTTACTCAGTCTAATTACTTAGATAGAAAGGCTAAAGATTTGCTAAATGTACAGGTGTTACCACCAGTTTAAGGAATTTAAATGAGAAAACGATTTGGATATAAAAACTCTATATTGATTTCTTTATTAGGAATTCTTCTATGTTTGGCTGGTTGTAAATGGTTTAAGCAGATTAGAAATCAGATAGTAGAAAGAATTGATATAGATATTGATGTTGATTGGGTAAGTAAAGATGCCGATGGAAACATTACAAAGTACGATCTATTGACGTTAGATAATGTAGAAGAAACTATATTTGCCGTAGATGATAATAATGATTTAGAATAGAGTCGTGGTGGCTTATCGGTTACTTACTTCCGACCCATTCCGTTTCCTTTTTCCCTGTAGGTGTTATGCTTACAGGGAAAATTTATCTATCATATTTAATAGGAGAATTTATGAAAATAGTTCAATCAGTTTCATTTCAACATGAAGTAGAAGGCCGCATGTACTGTTTAACATTTCCAATGCCAGCTCCTTTAGGTGAATGTTATGATGTAGCTGCAGCCGTATGTAGTGAATTTTTGAAAAAGATGAAAGAAGAAGAATTAAAACTATCCGAGTCAAGACTCGCTGAGTCAAAATCAAAAGAATCATCTGTAGAAGAAGCACCTAAAGAAGATGAAAAAGCGAGTGATTAATGGCTAATTCATTAGATTTACGATTTAGTCCTTTAACGTTAAGAAGTGTAACCGGTGTAACATTGGCCAATCCCGCATTATTTTATGCAATTGGAGTTCCGTTAGAAGCTGAATGTCGTATTATAAAGTTTGATAACTTAACGAATGTAGATGTCTTTATCTCTAGAAATGGTGTAACAGCTTTTACTATTATCCCTACAGGTGGATTTCTCTTGCTGGATATTACGGCGAACAAATCTAATCTTCAAGGTCTATTTATAGAAAAAGGTGCACAGTTTTGGGCAAATGCAGCGGTAGCTCCAACGAGTGGCTCTGTATATGTAAGTGCATTTACATCAGCTGGCGCTCTTGATGGATGACTTTATTAAAAGTTTAGAAGAGTTACACGTTAAAGTAGATAAGTTAATTGGAATAGTTAAGCCGCACTCAACCGATCATAGAGAACTATTTAAAGCTTTATCATTGGCACAAGCTGATTATACACAAGTTGATTTTAGCGGAAAGAATAGTCACTATAAAAACAAATATGCCACCTTGGGTGATCTGCAAGATGCAAGTAGAAAAGCTTTATGTTCTAATGGATTATCGGTATACCAACATCTTTATCAAGATGATAATGGCCATAACTTTTTAAAAACGGTATTAGCACATCTGAGTGGACAAACTTTAACTAGCACGGTAAGAATTGCACCCACTCAGAATAACATACATCAGATAGGAAGTTATTTAGCCTCTATGCGACGTATGAGTTATGCATCATTGATTGGGTTATTGGTTCATGATGCGGATGATGACGATGGATTTACATGTATGGCAGATCGTGTAGATACAATTGCTAAAGGTACAAAGCCTAGTTATACAAGTCCTAGTACAAAGAATGCTGAGTTCGATATGATTAGTAAGGCCGAGCTTGAAACATTGGAAAAATCAATGGGTTCTCATTATGATCTGGGTGATGAGATTATAAGCGCCTACCAGATTCCTTCTTTATCCGATTTACCTAAAAGTAAATATGAGTTTGTTCTTGGCCAGATGCGCAGAAATGTAGCTCGTCGAGATGGATTGCTCTAACTTGTATCTATTTTTAGGTAAAATTTACTGTTGCTCCTTCTTGCTACTTCTGAGAAGAAGTGGTTATTTTCCCCCCAGTTGTAATACTTCCGCCAGTTGTAATACTTCCGGGGGGAAAGACTAGCCAAACAGGCTTGTGCTTAAGACGTTTTTATTAATTTCCAAGTTTCAATTGATTCTTTTCGGTATATTTCTAGATCAACAGTAGAAAGTTCTGGAATCTCTTTATAGTTTACCACACCTTTTCTCATCTCTTTTAAGAAAATAAATTGACCAGCTACAAGAGTTTCATGATTAGCAATGCTTATCAATGTATTTTTAATTTTTGCTTCTCTTTGAGCTAATTCTTTTCGTTTTTGAGATATTCTCCATAACTCTATAGCGATAACCTCAACAGCGCTAACTTCTTGTGTATACATATATACTCCAGCTAAAAGTGATTATTTACTTTAACTATATCATACTTGCTTATAATTGCAACATATGATATAGTATAGTTATAAGTTAATTGATAAAGAGGAAAAAGATGAAAAAAGACTGTGAAGAGTTGAGAGAAAGGTTATGGAAAGCATGGAAGTCTGCATTTTTAACAAAAGGCGCAATGGCAAAAGATATTGGAATTAGTTATGGAACATTTTCACGTTTTATAAATGGTTTTAATAAGATATCGATGTCTAGTTATTTAAGGATATTAGATTGGGTTGATTATAGGGAATCTCTATGAAAGATAAGTTAAATTTACTTACTGCATTGGCAAAAGCTCAAAGAAAGTTTTCCTCACTTGAAGAAAGTGCTAGAAATAATCATCAAAAGTATTCGTATGCTAAATTATGTGATCTTTATAATACGGTTAAGAAACCGTTAGATGATGCAGGTATAACTCTTACTCATCATAGATGTATAGATTCGGAGTTGGGTAAAATAATCCAAGTGACTACTATTACGCATCGTGAAAGTGGAGAGTATTTAGACGATGAAGTTATTATCGAGAGTGAACGGCCTGGTCCACAGGGATTTTCAGCCGCATGTACATATGCAAAGAAGATGGGTATCAAGAATTTATGTGCTATTGATGCGGGTGAAGATGATAATGATATGGTGGAAGATCATATATACATAGAGAACAAAAAGTTTGTAATAGATGTAATTAAATCTGCAGGAAATAAAGAAGTTCAAAATAATTTGTGGATAAAGTTAAAAGATAAGTTTCGTATTACAACTCTGGATAATGTTCCTGAAGATACGTTGAATAAAATGGTTAAGTTTCTTAAGATATAAATCTTTCTACTCCTAGGATTATATGGATTATTCACAAGAAAATATAGCTGTTATGCATAAAGAATTAAAAAAGATTCAACACCAATCTAATTCTTTAAGTGAAGTAATAAGTAATTTACCTACCCTATTTTTAATAAAAACAATAAATGGAATAAGCGAATATGATAAAGTCATCCCACCTTTTATGTTTATGATTTTAGATATTTATGAAGGAATTGACCCCGATGGTGAAAGAGGTTTAGAGAGTTTGTTATATCTCAGTGTATTAGAGTTCTTAAAGCGAATAAACGTTGTAGAAGATTACAGTCAAGATAAAGACTTTTTATCTTATTCTATAACATTTAAAACACAAATACTTTTTTCTAAAGATATTAGAAAAATAGTTAGTAAGGCTCACAATAAGTTTAAAAGACAAGAGATATTAAGTGATAAATCGGTTGATTTAATTATTAATACAATAAGCTTTATAAAAGGTCGATAATGAGCTATAACAGAATAATTATGTGGGGTAATTTAACACGAGATCCAGAAGTTAAAGAGATTGGATCTACTCAATTATGCAAGTTTACTCTGGGAGTGAATCGTAAATATAAAAATAGAGCTGGTGAACTTCAAGAAGAGGTCTGTTTTTTGGATATAGAGGCATGGGGATCACTGGCTGATGCCTGTGGTAAGTATTTAGAAAAAGGACACTCTGTATTGGTTGAGGGTTATTTAAAACAAGAGAGATGGGATACTCCTGACGGCAGTAAGCGTAGTAAACATATTTTAAGAGCTGATAACGTTTCTTTTATGGGTAACAATAGTGTTAAAAAAAATGATAATGTTATGCAGAATCCTGAAGGCCAAGTGGAGTTACCATTCTAATGAATAATCATTTCTTTATATTAAATGCGATAAAAGATGGGTGGTATTGGATAAAACGGTGGTACAGAAATAGAGAAAAAGACTAATGAAAAGAAATAAATTTGATATTTTCAGTAGAATATTTATTATAAAGATATTGATCTAAATAACAAAAAGACCCAGGATGTACCTGAGTCTTCTTGAAATCTTTTACCAGGGCCACAGACTAGAATCAAAGCCCACTGGAAATATATGTTTAAAGAATACCATACAAATAGAAAAAATCAAGAGAAAAAGAAAACATCTACAAAAGATGGTATTTCTTATTGTATTTCAAATAACAAGAAAAAAACGTCGCATGGTGATCACTGTGCTTATACCTGTAAAAATCCTAGAGTACATAGTCGTAAATATCGTAAACGTAGATCATTTCAAGAGTGGTCTAAATTTAAAGCTCCTAGTCCTGTAGTAAGGACTGTTAAAGAATTAGTGGGATTGTTTAAATCTTATACTCCCTATGCTTTACAAGTTTTAGATTATCTTATTTGGTGTGATTCAAGAGGAATTCCACTTTTTATGGGTCAAAAACATATTGGAAATGTAAAAGGGATGTGTAGGCAGACGGTCAATAGACATATACAGCGCTTTTATAATGATGGATTGTTGGATATATATACACGGCCTAATGGATCTAATATATATAAGCTTTCTTCTATATTCAGAAACAAAGATGTTCAGAAAAAACTATTTAAGCTTCTTCCTGTTTTATGCTCATTATTCTTATCACTTTTAAGTGCATATTCCATTACTTCTCCTTTTCCAGATCATTTCTTTTATGGTAGTAAGACTCCATCTAGAGCTATTGGATCTATTATACAGTCTACTAAGGAGACACTATACAAGAGACAGGTATTTAATTTTATTAATAATAAGGAAGAGATAAGAAATAATTCCCAAAAAGGGGAAGAGTTTATACACAATTTGCTATCTCAAGTTAAAAAGAAAGAGAAAGTAATGTATCAAGCACCAAAACGAATACCACAAGAGCGTATATACTCCAACAATAAAGAATATTATGACAGTAAGCCTTCTCAGTTTGATAGAGAGCAAGCTGAGTTACGAAGGAATATATATATTAATGAGACTGATAGAATAGTGAAAGAGGCTGATGTTAGGCAAAAGGTATTAGAAATTGAACGAGGAACTGAATATGAAAAGAATAATAATGAAAAAGGTAATGCTATATTAGAAAGAGCTCTTGGATTAAAATTAGATTGATAACAATAACTTGCAATAACTACCCATATGTGTTATTATTATACTATAAGAAACGTTGAAGAACAGAAGTTATTAACAGAACAGAAGTGATTAAGTAACAGAAGTTATTAACAGAGCAAAAGGAATAAAATGAACCAAGAACAAAAACTAGCTATTATAAAATCATTCGAAGATAGGCTCCATGATTTTCTAGGACCTCTAGAAGTACAAAATATGCTTCGAATGTTAGACAATCTACTCAAAGATGAAATGGACGCTGTTGTTTTAAACCGTGCTATAATATTAGAAGAAAAACTAGATGCCAAAGCTGATAACTACTTAAAATAAAAACTATTCGTAGACCAATCAATTCTCAAATGGTATTGTATTTCCAAAAACGAGGTCTGAATGTTTATCTTAAAGGGAAATCCAGTACCATTAGCTAGAGCTAGATTCAGTCAATACAAAGTTTATGACTCTCAAAAACATCTACGTGTTTCAAAATGTATAGAACTAGAACAACAAGTAGAACAACAATTGCTCAGAGATCAACCAATACAGCTCCAAGCTACCTTTTTTATGCCAATCCCAAAGTCATACTCCAAAAAAAGATATAAGACTGTCCTGGGTCAACCTCATATCTTTAAACCCGATATATCTAATCTAATAAAATGGATAGAAGATCTCGCTACCGGCATAATATATCACGACGATTGTGTAATAACTCAAATCATTGCCAATAAAGTCTATGATCCAAAACCCAGAACCGAATTTAGTTTTACTATATATGAGGCAGATAGAAATGAAGACTAGTGCTGAGCTTAAAAAAACTACTAAAAGAAAAAGAAAAGCTGCGATAAAAAGCGAGCCTCTATTATATTGGAATGCTTTTGAAGAGAAGGGAATACCCCTCTCGAAGATGACTGCACTCGCAAATGATCTAGTAGATGGCGTTAAAAAAGAACGATATTATACTATTGAACGCTTTCTTGCTCATCATCATATTCCATATCAAACTTGGAAACGATGGATGAAGAAATTTCCTATCGTTAAACAAGGCGTATTGAGCGCCAAAAACATTCTATATGACAAACGAGTTCAAATGGGCTACAAAAAAGAATGCTCAGACCGATTACTTGCCGATATGTGGCGATACTCAGAAATGCACCGCGAAGATGTAGTTTGGGAAAAGAATCTAAGCAGCGAAAAAATAAAAAACCTTGAACTACAACTCAAAAATCAAGTAGCCCAGGGATCTAGCACAATAACTATTGAACTTGATGGCGAGAAATTTACTATAGATAACCCCACATGCAAAGAGAAATAAAACCTGATATCTGGAAGGTACCCGTGGCCACTGAATCTTCTTCTGCAAATATCAAACTTTCACGATTTAAACCAAGGTGGTACCAAAAAAGACTCATACGTGCTCTCTTTAAGGAAGGAAAAAAAAGAGCTGTATGTGTGTGGAGCCGTAGATGTCTCGATGGAGATACTCATATAATTATGTCTGATGGCTCTTGGAAATATTTAAAGGATATTAATATTGGAGATAAGATATTATCTCATAATGGAATATCATATGAAGAAGATATAGTAGTTGATCACTGGGATGCTGGTATTAAAGATGCCATAAAGCTAAATAATCGATTTTATCTCCCCTTAGTGAGTTCTGGTGATCATAAATTTGCTACTCTCACCCGTAATAAACAATCTATAAAATGGAAAAAGCTTGATGATTTTAGTGGATCAACTTCATGCTTGCAGTTTCAACGTGGTATCTCAGGAACTGTAGATAATAAACTTACTGCCGAGCTAATTGGTTATTTGCAGGGAGACGGTTATGTTGCTGGATATCAACAGCCAAAGTTTACTAATACTAACGTTGAAATTCTTAATCGTGTTGATGAACTTGCTAGAATCCATGGTTGCGTTCCAATATGGAGAAAAAAAGGAAATGGATACGACATTGGTCTTTCTAATGGAACCCTAGGAGGCGCATCTAAGAATAATATTAAAGAGATATTTAGAGAATTTGGACAAGACGTTCCCAAGTATAAACAACGTATTCATCCCATTATATGGAATATGAATGATGAATCTGTATTTCGCTATTTATCAGCTATAATTTCATGTGATGCTTCTATTACTTATAGATTTTCTTCATCTCCGATTGACCGTTTTAATAAAAAAGCTAATGCAGAGATTGTTATTCATTGTGGAGTTTCTGAGGATTATGCATTCGATATGTATTGGTTGCTTAGAAAGGTTGGTATTTCTCCACAGCGTCCTAAGTGCGAAAGAGGATCCAATTGGAAGATACGCATATCTAAAGTTAATTCTCTTAAGATACTACTTAATAACGGTCCTTTTGTTGGGAAAGAAGAAAAACGAAAAGAGTGCCTTAAGTTCATAGATCATTTATCAAAAGAATACCAGATTCACTTTGAAAATTATGAAGCTCTTCCGAGAAAAAATGATACTGATCCTGTTCATATGTACGATATTCGAACCAAAAAGAATCATAATTTTGTTGCAAATGGATATCTCGTCCATAATTCAGGAAAAGATTTCATGGCCTGGCAATTAGCTTTTTGGCAATGCTTAGCTCACAAATGTACTGTCTTCTATGTTTTTCCAACTCAGGCTCAAGCTAGATCGGCTATATGGTCTGGTATAACTATAGATGGTCAATCATTTCTAGACTATATTCCCCCAGAACTTATATATAAAAAGAATGAAGCTCGTATGGAAATTACCTTCGTCAATGGATCTATATTAGCCCTTAAAGGATCTAATAACTTTGACTCTTTACGTGGTACCAACCCATATATGTGTATATTCTCTGAGTATTCGTATCAATCTCCGGATGCCTGGACATTGTTTTTACAGCCAGTTTTACGTGCGAACGATGGAATTGCAATATTCATCTCCACACCTTTTGGAAAGAACCATTTATATTCTCTTTATGAAATTGCAAAAAATTCTCCTGATACATGGTATTGCGATCTATTGACCGTAGAAGATACAGGTCATATAGATGTACAAGAAATTAAAGATGATGTAGCAAAAGGTCTCATATCGGAAGATCAAATGCTTCAAGAATATTATTGTTCGTTTACTCAGGGAGTAGAGGGATCAATCTATGGTAAATATATAAATAATCTTCGTCTCGACAATAGGATTACTACTGTTCCACATGAGCCAGGGCACCCAGTGCATGTAGCATGGGATCTTGGATGGAATGATAGTACAGCTCTAATATGGTTTCAATCTATTGGGAAAGTAGTTAATCTAATTGATACTTATGAATGTAATCGTAAGCCATTAGAGCACTATGTTAATATAATTAAAGATAAAGATTACACCTATGGAACGCATTTTCTTCCTCACGATGGTAAAAATCATGAGCTTATTGCAGGTATATCAAGAGAGAGAAAATTACGTGATCTAGGACTTAATATTAAGATTCTTGAACGTGTACGTATTGTAGATCGAATAGAGCAAGCACGGTGTATGTTTGCTCGTTTATGGATGGATGAAACAAAGAGTGCTCCATTGATTAAAGCTCTTGAAAATTATCGAAGAGAATGGGACGATAGGCTTAAAAGATATAAAGATAATCCACTTCACGATTGGTCTTCACATTTAAGTGATTGTTTTTCTTATATGGCTATGGCTTTACAACATACTAAGCGTGGAATGACCCAACAAGATGCGGATGAGCTACGTAGAAAAGCTCTAATGAAAAATACAGGCCAAGGACCACAATTTTTAAATTATAGTTAGCTTGCATAGTTATATAGCTCGTTTTAGACTAAGGCCATACGTATAATTAGGAGTTTAGATGAAAATTTTTCCTGAAGTTGCTTCTCAGTATATAAATAATGATGATGAAGCTAGTGGTCGCTTTGGTGAATTCGTTCGCCAATCGCTTACTCTCAATGAACAGTGGTGGACACAGGCTAACCTTGATACTCGATATGAAGCTGGTGACCAGACTTTATGGAATCAGTTTTACAATACTTGGAATATACAAGGTAATAAGCAGTTCACTTTTAATCTTATTCGGTCTCTCATTAGTATGCCTGAGGGTTATCAGCGAATGCATCGAAAGACAACTATTGCAGTTCCAAGAGAGAATTCAGATCAGGATACGGCAGATCAATTTTCAGAACTTCTTCTTTGGTTAAATGAACAACAAGATGTATATGAAACTGTATCTACATCATTTCGAGGATCTCTTGTTACTGGAATGAATTTAATTCAGGTATGGATGGATTTTCGTAATGATCCAATTAATGGAGATATTAAAGTAAATAACTGTCCTTATAATAGTATTATAGTGGATCCATTTTTTACTAAGATGGATTTTAGTGATTGCAAAGGTATTGTAAAAAGAACCTTTGTAACTCCTGATGAAGCAGCATCATATTTACCAGAACATGCTGATGAAATACGTTCAATGCAGGGGTTTGGGCCCGCAGAAGCAACATTTCAATATATGCCAGAAAATTATCAGTATAGTTATGCGGATCTATTAACGTACGATGAGTTTTATTATCCAGCTTTTAGGAAACAAAGACTTCTTGTTGATACAAAAACAGGTGAAACATTAGAATGGAAAAGCAATAACGATGAAGGTCTTAGGCATTTCATTCAAGCTTATCCTGAGCTACGTTTAATTAAACAAGATGTTCCGACTACGATGCTAACTATTATTGTACAAGGTAAAGTATACTATGATGGTCCTAACCCTATGGGAATTGACCCCTATCCATTCGTTCCTGTTCTGGCTTATTATAACCCAGAGTTAGAGAACTTTGATATGCGCTGTGCAGGAATGGTTAGATCTTTAAGAGATGCACAATTCTTATATAATCATCGTAAAGTTCTAGAGCTACAAAATCTCGAGTCTACGCTTAATGGTGGTTGGATTGCTGAAGAAGATTCAGTTATCAATCCAGATGATCTTTATAAGAATCAACCTGGCCAAGTTATATATACCAAAGAAGGTAAGCTTGGAATGATTCAGAAAGTTCCTAATTCTACTGTAGATCCAAGTTGGTTCCAGGCTAGTGGTGATATGCAAGATCTTATGAACAAGATTGCTAATATATCAGAGACTATGCTTGGTCAATCTTCTGACGCTATTTCAGGATTCCACGAACAGATGAAAACTGCTGCCGGTATTACAGCTAACCAGAGACTATTTGATCAGTTAGATACTTCACAGAAGCTTCTTGGTAATTTATGTATTCAGTTGATCCAGAATAATTTCACTCCAGGAAAAGTTAAGCGAATACTGGGTAAAGATCCTACTCAGCAGTTCTATGATAAGACTTTTGGTAAATATGATGCCGCTGTTGAACAGGGATATAATACATCTACACAGAAACAGATGCAGTTTGCTCAGCTTATGCAACTTAAAAGAGAAGGTGTTCCAATTCCTGATGAATCTATCATTCAAGCTTCTACTATTCAGAACAAATCAGAAGTGATGGAAACTATGCAGCAGATTCAACAACAAGCTCAGCAACAACAGCAAAAACAACAAGAGATGGAAATGATGCGTATGCAATCGGAGATTAAATTAACTGAAGCTAGATATACCGCTGAAGTAGGAATAGGTTTAGAAAAAATGTCTCAAATAGAGTCAAATAAAGCTATGGTTGGCGAACGTCAAGCTGAAGCACAAAAAGATCGTGAGCTTGGTCTATTACATTTGGCTAAGGCTCTTTCTGAACTTGAGAGTCTTGATATTGATAAAATGAAAAGAATGGTTGAGCTTTCGCGTATGATAAAAGAAGAAACACAACGGGATATGCCGCCTGTTCCAGATCCTACTACTATTCAAGAAGATGCAAGAACTCTTAAAGAAGTTGTATAAAATATTAGATTAACTTTAAAAACAAGCCCCTTAAATCGTAATAAGAAAATAGACTATCTACACTTATGAGGTAATATGAATAAAGAAGATATTGTTAAGAAAATAAAGAATTGGTCGCATGAAATTATTGATAAAGAAAACATAAGAATTGTTAATCTTCCTGTCGATATGGATGAGAAGGATATTATAACGATTAGCATTAAAAGAAGCCATCTTCCATTTACAAGAAAGTATACAATAAAGGTTACAACAGAGTATCTTAATTCATTATCTCATGAAGATTTCCATATCCTGCTCAAAGCCTTTATTAAAAAAGAGGCAACGTGTTCATGTAGTGTGTTTAGTGGTCCCTTATGTCTACAAAGATAATGACGACCTATTCCATGCATAAGCTATTAAAGAGATTCAATCAATAGATCTTAACCAAGTGCAGAAGCTGTTAGAGCTATCTAGCATGGTTAAAGAGAATGATCTTCCTCAGCTATCAGAAGAAGCGCAGTTCGCTCCTGAATCTGGTGGTGATCCGCAACCTTTAAGGTAACCTATGGCACAAGATTACAAACGAATGTTATACTTAATGCAAAACATCCAGAAAAAGAAGTGTCTTAAGCAGGGATGGTGGAAAAGATTGTTACGGTTTTTCCACCTCTCGCGCTAATACCACTCGAAAGGCATAATATGGAAATTAAAGAACTCTGCACCCAGATTATAAAAGAAATAAATCAAGGCGTATCTGATTTTAATGAGACCTCTGATACTCATAAAGCCTTTTTTTTAGATACAAATTTCCATATAGAAACACTCGAAGATGGATCCTATATATACAAGACTAAGTGTGGTTGTCGCGTTTTAGAGATATTTACTAAAGAAGTATATGACATTGAGATTGGTGTTCGTGCAATGAATTTTGAAGACGAAGAATTATAAGATGGATTTAATACCAGCAAACGAACACCCAGCAAACAAACACCCTAAGTATCGTGAAAGTTATTATAAATTAGAAAAAATTATAAAATCAATTTATATTACTCGATGCATGGCGCCTATATGTTTAGATGTACCCGGATATCCTTACTTTACTATAATTGTAACGCTATGGAATAATAGAACAATTAAAATGGAAACCAATATTGAAGAAGTTAGTAGGTGTTCGTATACAAATTTAAAAAAGATTATAAAAAAACTTTATAATCTTTCGTATGAAATTTCTCACAAACAGATGTCTGAACACGATTGTAATTTTAATTTACCTTATGTAGACAAGAATATGTCTGTGAAAAATGGTAAATATTTTTCATTTTTTATCATGTCATCCATTGTATCAAGTATTGAAGGATATGAAATATAGATGCTACAATCCAAATCTGAAATCCTATAAGTTTTATGGGAAAAAAGGGATTAAAGTATGCTCACAATGGAGAAAAATATTATCTTTTTTTGGAATAAAATAACACACTATTCCATTTCTCATTTATCCGTTGTACCATACTGCTGTAGTTAGATGTTTTTAACATTGCCTAGCGCAGTTTCTACACACGCTGGCATAACAGGAGAGGTCATGGCTAAAAAACGCTATTACCAAGGTAAAAAAGACAAAATGGATGAATCCAAAGGGATGAAAATGTACGAAGACAAAAAGATGTATAAAAAAGATATGAAGATGGATAAGAAAGAGATGAAATACCTGTCTTATGATGAGAGTCTTTTTGGTTTTCCATATGAATCTAAAGTAGTTGATTATCCAAAAAATTATTATTTCAATCAAGCTAGTGGTGCTTATAAAGATGATATTTCTGGAACTGACTATGAGATTGATAAAGCTGTTGAAGGTTTGAATCGTAATAAATCTAATTATCGTTTTTAGGTTAATTATTCAATTTAAAGGAGCTTGATATGCCAGGCATGCCTCGCACAAACAAACAAGCAACGAAGATAGCTTACAAGATCTTGGGTAAACCTGAGAACATGAAAGATAATAAGAATATTCGTGTAAATAGAAATCATAGTGGCATAAATAGATCTCTTGATAGATGGTATAATCACAAAGTATAGTTTTCGACCCGGGGGGGGTTTACCTTTTTATTCCTCCCCCCTTTGTTGAAAGGATAATTAATGGCTTGTAGTAAATGTAAAAAAAACATGGTTAAGATTGGTAAAGATATGAAAGTATCTAAAGCTAAAGAAAAGAAGATGGAAAAGAAGGCAGGTGGAAGTAGCGTTGGAGAATACAAATCAGTATCTAAAAAAGATTTTGCCGGCCCATCAGGAGGATCTCCGGCTGGTTCATATCCAATTAATACATTATCACGAGCAAAATCTGCATTGAAACTTGCTCATAATGCTCCAAATCCTGAAGGAATTAAGCGCAAAGTATATAAAAAATATCCACAATTAAAACCAAAGAACAAAAAATAAACAGGAAACGCTATGAGTCCGATAGTTTTTAAAATAGCGATGCTAATATCGTTTGAGCCACAAGTTTATGAAGCTATACAAATACAAGCTAATGAAGAAAATACAACCGTAGAGCAACTCATTCAAACGGCGATACTTAAGAAGGTAGCAAAGATCTCATCACCAGTTTCTGGAAAAATAATAGAATTAGATAGGTGTTCTAATGGTTGAGATGGTTAATGTTGGAGAATATAGAAAAGAGCTAGAAGGTGAGTATGAAAATGGTGTGCGTCGTGCTATTGATCGTGGAAAGACACGCTTTGACGGTAATTTCTATGTTGAGTTGGTAAACACAATAAAGAGAAAATATCGCAAACATGGAGAGATCCACCCATTTTTTTATGATAGGAAGTCATGCCCAACTCCAATGTTCGATCAAGTAGTCTATAAATATGATTCAAAAAAAGATACTCTAGATATGCTTTGGTGTTTACCAAATAAAGAGGAATCGTTAAATTATTATCACAATAAAGATCGGGTGCCTGTATCAGAATATTCCTTATTACAACAGGTAATGGATTATTTTGATGGTAGTATTTTCGCACTTGTAGATCGTATGGAGATAGAAGATGGAACAGCAGTACACTGAAAAAAACCAAGAACAAACAAATTTAGAACAAGATTTGAATAGTGTTTCACAAGATTCAGAACCTATAACAATTGCTCAGAAACAAGACGAAGTACATAAACAAGTACGTGATAAAGAAGAAAATTTCCGTCGCATGCAAGAAAAACATGCATCTGAGAAGAAAGCATTATCAGATAAAGTAAATAAATTAGAACAGCAACTACGCAGTAATAATGGACTATCTGATGACGATATTGTTGAAGGCAGACATCTAGCTGCAATAAGAGAATCTCAAGAACGTTTAGAAAAAGAACTTAGAGAACAAAAACAAAAACACCTAGAATCAATTCATGAAAATCAACTTAAGTCAGAAATTCCAGATATATATGAGATAGTAAATGCAAAAAACCTTGAACGTCTTAAAGAATCTGATCCAGCGCTTTACTCCTCAATTGCTTCTGCTCCTGATCTTTATACTCGTGGTAAGCTTGCACATACTCTTATTAAGCAAGCTGGATTCATGGAGCAACAACAGAATAACGAACGTATTGATGAGAACTTACAGAAACCAGGAATAGGTAAATCCCCCGGTGCATTGAGTAAAGCTGAATCATATAGAACCTCTTTTTCTGATGAAGAAAAGAAAGCTAAATGGGCAGAAATACAAAAATACATCTCTGGATAATATCTAATTTATTGATTTTTACCACTCAGTGAGTTATAACTATTTTAGATGTAAACACAGCTTCATCAGTTGTATGGCGTAATAGACAGAATTCGCCATCTGTCAGGCGTAGCTCCTTTATAAGCGAGCAGAACTCCGCCAGTTCAGATAGGTGATAAAACATTTAATCTGAATATCTAAGGTAGTTGAATGATTACAACATCCTCAATACTGCCAGCTCCAGTACAAGCTCATTTTGACAAAGCTTTACTATCTGTTCCGTATCCCAACCTTATACATGGTTTAGTTGCAGAACAACGTAGTATGCCTTCTCATAGTGGTACTTTATGGCGTGGTAGACAATATAACGCATTAGCAACGGCCGAAGTTGCTTTGGGAGATAAAGGTATTGAACCTCCTGCTGAATCACTCACAGCAGTTGATATAGATGCAAAAGTAGAATGGTATGGTAAATCAGTAGTTCTTAACGAACAAGTGGTAATCCAGAACCAGGACCCTAAAATGTATGGGGTCGGTAAATTTTCCCTGATTGACTTGGAAGCCGAAGTAGCTTTTAGCTAACCGGTGACAGGGGCGAACCGTTAAAGTAGACGGACGTTGAACGACTGAGTGGGAGAACCTTCACTATTGAAGGATGCGACAGTCTGAACACGACTCGATAAGGTCGTGAGGGAGATCCGAAGAGGTTTCCCCGCCAGAAATGGTCAGTAGCCGAAGGGTGAAAGTAACAGAACGGTACTTAACCAAGCAGTAAAACGTCTTGGTCAATCTTTACGTGAAACTGAAGATAAATTATTGCGTGATATGCTGGCATCTACGGCTACATCTATTAATGCTACTGGTGGAACTAATGGTGATACTCCTACCGAAATTAGTGCAAGTGATATTGAAAAAATAACACGTAATCTAATTGGTAATGATGCATTTACTGTTACTGACCATATTGAAGCAGAAGATAGAATTGGTACAGCTCCTGTAAGAAATGCATTTGTTGCAATGGCACATAGTGATATTATTGGAGATCTTGAGGCAATTCCTCGTTTCCAATCAACTAATGAATATGCACAATATGAAAAACGGCTGAATTCAGAATGGGGAGCATATAGAAATGTACGATTCTTTGTCTCTTCTGCTGGTTCAGTACAAAAAAGTGCATCTGCATTAAATAAAAACGTTTACAATGTATTTATTTGTGGAATGGAATCTTATGGTAGTATCAAGCAAGATTTAGCATCAGCTAAATTTATTTATAGAGATCCTTTATATTCAGGCGCATTGGCTCTTAATGGTACGGTAGCTTATAAATTTGCATCTGCTCAGGTTATTTTCCATGATGAGTGGATTCAAAAACTACGTTGTACAATAGCTAATTAAGGAGTAAATGATGGCTAAATTTCAAGGTAGATTTACTTCTACAGGCGTTAATTATGTAATTGATGTGCCTATTCAAATTGATAGAATGCATATTATTAATGAAACGCAATATAATGCTACAGGTGTTAATACTGCAATAGAATTTGATTGGCAACGTGGTATGGCTGATCAAGCTGGTGTTTATAAGTTTAAAAATGCTTCTAATGCATTATTAGGCGAAATGAATGATGCAACTAATCCTGGATTTTCGTTAGTCAATTCGGCTGATCAAAATGTTGGAGTTGCAGTTGCAGTCACAGCTGTTTCTAATGCTACTCAATTTGTGTCTAGTACAGCATCTACAAGTGGATTAGCTACGGGCGATATTGTTCGTTTAACTAATATTGCTACACAAACTAATACTCGTGGTTTCGATTTTGAAATTGATACAGTGGTAGCTAATACAAGCTTTGCTGCACGTTGGGCATTAGCTAGTGTTCCAGGTGGTGCTGGAGGAGCGGGTTTCTATAGAAAAGTTGATTTCGAACCAATTTTCTATCCACGAAATCGTTTTGTGGTTAATATTTCACAAGCTACTCAAGGTGTTGTTACTACATCTGTAGCTCATGGATATCAAGTTGGTCAAAAAGTAGTATTCTACTTCCCTGTTGGTCAAACTGATGGAACAAATGCATTTGGTATGGAAGAGTTGAATAATGTTGAAGCAACAATTGTTGCTGTATCTACTGCTAATAATACATTTACGATTAATGTAGATACAAGTACATTTACAGCGTTTGCATGGCCAGATCCTATTTCAGATTTCTGCACTGTTGCACCTGCTGGAATGGATACTGCACAAGCATTGAGTTCCAATGTAAATGAAAATAGTGATGCTCGTGAAAACCAAGCCATTCGTGGAATGGTTCTTTATGCTGGTGCATTAAGCCCCGCTGGTATTAACAATGATGTTATTTACTGGGAAGCTGAAAGCGCTGACAACGTAAGCAATCTATAGTTTTTATAGTCCTGGAATACTCTGGGACTATTTTTAATAAGGAAATTAAATGACAAAAACAAAAAGCACATCAGAACACGAAAAATCAATGCGTTATAAACGTGATAGAGATAGAGAAAAAGTAAAAGGTCTTTTTCATTTTCCTGAACGTCCAGGTGGTAATCTAAAATTTGATTTTCAGCAATATGCTGGTGATCCGATGCAACAATATAATCTTTGGGATGGAGAAGTCTATGAAATTCCAAGAGGTGTTGCACGTCATTTGAACAATAGTGGATATCTTCCCAAAATGGAATATTATAAGAACGACATAGGTGAAGTTTGTTTACGGGAAGCTAGAAAAGCTAGACGATATAGTTTTGAAAATTATGACTTCTTTGAGCTGGAAGATATCGGTGAAAAGAATATATCCCAAGTAGAAAAAGTATAAGGATAGTTAATGGCAGCAGATTTAAATGCAATACGTACGAAGATTCGAAGACTAACTCGTTCGCCGAGTATTCAACAGATTTCTGATGCCGACATTGATGAGTATATAAATACTTTTTATTTATATGATCTTCCAGAATCTCTTCGATTGTTTTCTTTAAAGAAGACGTTAAGTTTTTTTACTGAGCCACATGTAGATCAATATGTTAGTGGAGAGGTTTCCGGATTAGAAGATTTTAAGAACCTATATTCTACGATTGAAACTCCAGTTTATGTTGCGGGTAATTTAGCTTACTATGCACAATCTCGAGAAGAGTTCTTTAATCTTTATCCAATAGTTAGTTTTAGACAAACTATTGCTACAGGTGACGGTGTAACTACCGCATTTAGTGGAACACTTTCTAATATTCCTATTATGCAACATAGAGTTTCATTTGTATCTGAAGATATAAATGGTAATGCATTGGTTTTAGAAGATAAAACAAATTCTTCATTGGTTAATCCTAATGAAGAAGGCGATCTTATGGAGCCGGGAAAAACTACCTTAGCCGGTGGTATAGGATATGTTGATGGAAGTTATACTTTTGATTTTTATCTTAATAATGTAATTACTGCACCAGCAAATGGTGCTATTATACAAGCACAAACGAGACCTTATGTAGCTTCTATTCCACAAGCGGTTCTGTACTATGATAATACGTTCACACTTCGTCCTGTTCCTGATAAGGCCTATAAAATAACGTTTGATGCATATATGCGACCAACTGCATTTCTAGATAACCCTTCATCAGAGCCGGAACTTGAACAGTGGTGGCAATATCTAGCATATGGAGCAGCTAAAAAGATATTTGAAGATAGGGCAGATATTGAATCAGTCCAAATAATTATGCCAGAATTTCTAAAACAAGAAAGACTCGTATTAAGAAGAACGTTAGTTCAAAAAGCAACACAACAAGCAGCAACCATATATAATTTTCAAGGAAATGGAAATTGGTTCAATGGTGGATATTGGGGAAATAGTTCATGAGATGTAAAATGTGTGATAAAAATACTAATTCAAGAAGGCATTACTGTAGTTTAGAATGTGCATTAAAGGCACGTACGGTAAAACATGATAATTGTTTATTTAGTAGTTCCAATTTAATTGTACATAAAAATAAAAATTATCTTCCGAATCGGTTAGCATTTGAACTATATATAAGAAAACTGCCGAAAAATCATAGTGTATATTCTTCATGTGGAAGAAAAGAGTGTATTCAGCCACGGCATTTATATTCAAAAAAAAGAATGTATATAAAAAAACCTGAAGATAGGAAAAATATATATTGGCCTACTTTTTGGGAAAAGTTAAAGTTATACTGGTACGGATTAAAAGAAATATTAAATAAAAAAAGAGTTTAAGGTAGAGAGGGTAAAATTTATGGCTGTTATTACTTATAATGGGAATATACCGCAACCTAATGATGATCCGTCTCAATCACAACCACTTATTCTGGCTAACTTTTCAGGCATATTTGATTTAATTGATATTAATCATGAGCCTTTCGACAGTGCAAATGCGGGAAATCATACAATTTTAACAATGACACTCCAGGTAGCAACACCAGTTGGACTGCCCGCTAATTTTATTAATATATATAATAAAGTACCCGCTGGAGGTAATGATAAAGTAACACTAGCTACTTCAGAGATGTTTATTCAAAGATCCGTTGCGGGAGATCGTTTCCCTTTTACAGCTTCAAGTACGGGATATACCTATTTACCTAGTGGTCAATTAATAAAATATGGAACAGCGACGGTAAATGGTTTTGATCAGACTGTTACGTTTCCTACTGGAGTTGATATACCGCCTTTTATAGTAGCACCTTATCAGATTTTTTTGACAGTTAAGTCTAGTGCAGATAATGCAGCTGGAGTTGATCAGGGAGTATCATTGGGATCGTCAGCTTTTACTGATTTAATTTTTAAAGTAAATGCATTTACTTTATCTACTCGTGCAGCCGCTTCTGTTACATTTAGATGGATAGCTATTGGGCTAGGAGTATAAAATGCCACTCCAAAAATTTTTAATTGCTCCATATGGTCAAGGACTTACGAATGATGTAAAGCCATGGCTTATTCCAGATACGTCATTTGAAATGCTCAATAATGCGTATGTATTTAGAGGACGCATGAAAAAAAGATTTGGAAGCTCATATCTTAACTCTACTTCTAACAATTTGCAGTCTCGTTTACGGGTTAAAATTGGAACTACTACAGCAGGAGGAGCTTTAGGAGCAGTTATTCTACCTACTTCTATTGATTTTTCTGTAGGACAAGAATTTTCTATAGGAACCAATATATATATCGTAACTTCATTAGGTGCCGTTGCTGGAATACGGCAAGTTGCAGGTACTGGAACGATTACCTTTAATACAACTACAGGTTCAGTTTCAGTAGCCGGTGCTTTAGCTGATACTGATGTGTTTTTTTATCCTATGAGTCCAGTTCTTGGTTTAGTGAGTGTGTTAGACGATTCAATTGGAATTCGAGAACTTTATGGATTTGATCAATATTTATCGTATAAATATAATATTACAACCTCTAGTTTCGAATATAATAGTATAGTAGCTATAAATACCGGAGCGTGGAAGGGAGCAACAACAAATTATTTTACTTCAGCTGCATTCAACAATGTAGATCCTGATCAAGACTTCTTGTTTGTCACAAATAATGCTGCATTCTCCGACGGTGTATTTTCTAATACGACTCAAAATGGTATTAAGTATATTGTTGAAGGCGCATCTACATTTACTAATTTTTCTCCAGTAATTAGAACAAATTTAAATTTAACAGGTGCAAAAATAGTCCTGTATTATAAGAGTAGGCTTCTAGTTTTTGCGCCATGGGAATCAGTTAATACAGCGGGTTCTTTTAGTGCCCCTAAACAAATTCAAAATAGAGTGCGTTATAGTTGGACAGATACAATTACTGATACATCTAACTGTTTTTTAGAGCGTGTTGGAAATGGTGGATATATCGATGGGCCAACGGCTGAAAACATAATAAGTGTAGCCACTATTAAAGATAAGATAATCGTTTATTTTGAACGTAGTACATGGGAACTGGCATCCACAGGTAATCCTATTGCACCTTTCGGATGGCAGAGAATAAATAGTACTATTGGATCTGAATCTACACAGGGCTCTATAAATTTTGATAATGTAAGCCTTACTATCGGAAATAATGGAATCTACGCATGTAATGGCGTTAATATGAATCGCATTGATGAAAATATACCCGATGAAGTATTTAAAATAAAAAATATTATTGGACCTACACACAGAGTTTCTGGTATTAGGGACTATTTTACTGAATTAGTATATTGGACATTTCCTGATGCAATTCGTATATCAGGTACGGTAACACAAACATATCCAAACCGAATACTAGTGTATGATTATATAAATAGAACTTGGGCCTTTTTTGACGATTCAGTTACTACATGGGGATACTTTGAACAGACCCAGGGTTTCAGGTGGAGTACATGGAATAAATCATGGAAAAATAGTAACTGGAGATGGGACACACCACGAAACATACAGAGATTCACTAGAGTTATTGGGGGAAACGCTCAAGGTTATATTTTTCAGGTAGACCCTTCCGACAGTACTAATGCAGCGGCTATGAGTGTCGAGAATATGGTTGCACCAAATACTATTACTATTAAAGAACATAATTTAAGACCTGATGAATTCATTAGAATACATGGTGCTTCAGGTATAACAAGTTTAAATAATGTTAATGTAAAAGTTACAAATGTGGTTGATAAGGATACAGTAAAAGTAGATACTTTTTTTACTGGTACGTATACCGGTGCCGGGGTTATGGAAAGATTAAGTCGTATAGATATGAGATTTAAACAATTCGGATTCTTTTTGTCTGAAGGAAAAAAATGTTCTATTCCGTTTATTGAATTTTATGTATCACGAACATCTAATGGGTTGCTCGCATTTAATTATTCTACAGATTCTTCTGTTATTAATCTTACGCAGGATAATTTCTTTTCTGGAAGTAGTCTAATTAATACACAAAATCAGTATCTAGAAACATCACCATATCCAACAATTCCATATGAAAAGTCTTTAGACAGATTTTGGCATAGACTTTATCTACAAGCAGAAGGCGATGTTATTCAATTTAGAATATTTGCTGATGATACTGTTATGCGATCTGGACAAGCTGTTGATAATTGGTTTGAATTACATGCAATTCTTATATATGCAACTCCAGAAGGTACCCGTTTTTAAGGAGTCTAAAATGATATGGATAATAATGTTTGGAGTATTATCTTTATATGGAGCAGATAGTTATGTTGTTACTGTTGTAGAGGGAAGTTTACCCACAAGCAATATATATAATGGATCATCATTAAGTAGCCATGAAGAACTTGCTGAATTTATGATTAGTAACTATTTTCAAGGAAATGGCCAAGAGGTACGCAATGCAATTCGTCCTTTTTTGATTTCACGATTACAAACAAGACGCCCATCATCTCTTCCAAAGTTTAGTCAATCAATAAAAAGTTCAGATTCTTCAGATAAATCAGAATTATCTATGGCAGATCATTCTTTTATTGCAGAACATGTTAGTAGTGCAATTGAAGAAGCGATTTTAGAAGAACGACGAAGATCAGAAAAAGATATTAGAAGAGCTAAAGGTGAATTGCCAACTACAAAAGTCACTATTATTGCAGGTGTATTTTCTCTTCTTACTGCAGCTATTACAGCAGGAATCACTTTAGGTGCTACATTACTTACAAAATAAATAGTCCCATATATGATTAGTTTTTTAATTTCTTATAAATTGAATTGTTATATTACTGATATCATATGAACTCCAATTTTTACCTACGGTTATATATATATTGGTATTATCTATTCTTACACCTATATTTTCATTTAATACGGGAGATGAATAAGGTAGTGGTATGGAATCATTCGTAGAACTATTTGTAGCTGCCCCAATAATACGAGTGCTTGTAATTACATCATTACTAAAATCAATACCATGAGCAATTGTTTTGGTTCCTGATGCAGGTAGCGCATTTGTTTCTATCCAAACCCGAGATTCTATTTTATCTTTAACAGATGATTTATCGTTTATATTAAATGAAAAAGCGTTTCCAGATATTATTTCTATCTGAGAGTATGATCCGATTTCTCGTTGGTTAATGGCTATAGCATGTGCTGTAATTGTATCACGTAATCTTACCAGAAATTCTTTGAATTCATCACTTTCTATATCCATATCCATTATTATGTGTGTATCATAGAATGGGGTTGTAGAAAGGAAAAAACCTTGGGAAAAGTTTGGAAACTGTTTTGGCATTATAGTCCTTGTTATTATAGCTAAAACATATTAGTTTTATTTAAAATATGGGCTTCGTCTCTAAGGATTAAATATGGCATGTAAAAATGGAATTTGTAAACCTTCAAAACAACAAAAACGTGCAGCAAAAAATGCTCCTGTTGATAGCGCAAGAACTATAAGTGGTAATAAACCACCATTTAAGAGTTCTTCATTAGCTACAGTAACGCCCGAACAAAAAAAGATCTTTGATGCTTTAGGGTCTGAAGGATATAATCGCCTAATGTCCTTATTAGATGAAGGAGCTCCACAAGGCATTGATTTTGGCCCTCAATTACAAGGGTTACTAGGGGGCGGTCAAAGATCTCCATATCAAGGATTTCCTCAATCGGATATAAATAGTTTATTGGGAGGAGTCCCACCTCAATTATCTCAATCATTTGATTTTTCACCTATTAGAGAGGACGCGCTTGCAAGTTTTGATCAAAGAACAACACCCCTAATTAGAGAAAAATTTGCTCAAATGAATGCTGGAAGATCTTCTGGTAGAGAGCAGGCTTTATCGCAAGCTAGACAGGACCTTGAACGAGGATTGGGTTCTCAACAGGCTCAGTTTCAACAACAAAGTCAACGAAATCTAGTAGATTTGTTCACCAATCGTCAAAGTAACCTAACTTCACTATTAAAAGATTTTGGAGGCCTTACTACACAACAAGGTCTTGGACAATTATCCTCACTAACTAATTTATACAATACTGGAACTGGTCAACAAAGTAATCAATATAATACGCAGCTACAAACGTTGTTGAATATGCTGAATCTAAGTGGAAGACCACAGTTTGAAAATGTTGTATCATCTCCAGGTTTATCTAAAGGCACAAAAACCTTAAATTGGTTAACAGGTCTGGGTGGTACATTGGCGGCAGGCGCCAAAGCTGCCGCACCATTTTTTATATAAGGAACATAGATGGCTACTTTTATTCCAGGACGTCCAGATATATCTGAGGTATTTAGAAAACAATTTCCTGATATGTTACAATCCGTGGCTGATACGACAAAGTTTATATCTTTACTTAAACAACAAAAAGCAGAAAATAAACGAATTGAGGCGGAGAAATCTGAGCTTGATAAAGCATTTAATGCCGCAAATATAAACCCTAATCTACCATTTAATGAAAAAATGAGATTATTAAAGAGATCTGAAAAATTTGCTGATCAAATTCAAATGGCCGAGCTTAAACAAAGCATGAAGCCACAAAGCATGTTAGAGATGCTTGGATCGTATCTAAAAGGAGAAGACTCTCAGCGTGGTGAATTAAGTAGACAGCCACAACAATTTGGGGGAATTCAAGCTGATGATGGATTAATACATTTAAATATAGGTGGTAATGACGTAGAATTAGATCCTGAAAATGTAACCCCAGAAATGAGACAAAGCCTAGAGGCTCAAGGGATAGATCTACCTCTTCCAAATACTGGATCATCAGTAGGACAATTGTTATCATCAGCAGGTGTAGGGCTAGGATCTAGACTTGGTGGAATATTTGGAGATATAGCCGATGTAGCAAGTAGTGGATTAAGTTATTTAGAACCCTCTCAAGATCCAGATCAAAGAGCTCAAATGCAACAAGTTTGGCAAAAAAGAATGGAACAATCAGAACCAGGAACTCCAGAATATGAAGATGCAAAATTATATGCTGAATCATTAAGCAAACCAGATGTCTCTATTACTGATATACAGCAATATACTCCTAGTACCCAAAATATAAAAAAAATAATATCTAAAGCTGCTAAGGGAACATTTTTAGAACCTTATGTTACACCGCAAACACAAACTCAAAAACAAGCAGAACGCATAGGAGATATGATTGGACTTGTAACAAATCCAAGTGCCTCTCTTGCCAAAGGTGGTGCATTAAATTTAGTAAAAGATTTAGCAAAAGGAACTGGTGTAGCTTTAGGAGCAGATGTAGCTGGATGGATGACACAAAGGTCTACCGGTAGCGAATTGCTTGGAGATATTGTTCGTAATGGTTCTCTATTAACTTATAATCTTTTCCCAGGAATGATGAATAAAGCGGCTGCTGATAAATATAAGAAATTTGATAAAAAAGTAATAGAACCGGCTTTAAAAACCAATAAAATGGTAGATCCTAAACTAATGGAGAAATCTTTTTCAGATATAGATAAAGATATTGGACGACTTATTCCAGGATCAGAAGCTCATAGTAAATTATATCCATATGCTGCACGATTAGATGAAATGATGCGTCAACCGCAAGGAATAGATCCTCAAGGGTTATTGAATAATACAAAAGAAATGACGAGAAATTTAAAAAATATTCCTGAAGAGGGAAAACGCATTTATGAAAAAATGCTTTCCATGCAAGAAAATGCTCTTACAAAATTTGGAAATAAAATTTCTCCTAATTCTGGAAATATCTTTAAAGATGCAATAGGCATAGAAAAAGCAGATTCTTTAGCCTCTCAAGTATTTGATAAAGTTCCTAATATGTTACGACCACGAAATGCAGGAATAGGATCTGCTATCTGGCTAGCGGGTGGATTCCCTATTTTGGTGAAAGCTGGACTTGGATATGCAGGTTCAAAGTATGTTTCAGAGATGTTAAAAAGTCCAGGAATGCGTACTCTTATAGGACAAGCTTTTAAGGCTTCATCATCAAATAACGCAAGACTCCTTAATGATCTAGCTCGTAAAATAGACAAGAAAGCTCAGAAAGTTGATCCAGCTACTTATCAACTTCTAATGGCAACAATGAATAAACAAAAATAGGATTATTCTGGACAGAAGAAACAGAAAAATATGAGCATCGCCCACCCCATAATCATTCGATCGCCACATGCTCCCCCAAATAGAATACATAATGATCCTATTACGAACACAATTACACCTTTTTCATAGTATTTAGAGTTTTCCATAATCAACCTCATTTAGTGGTAGCCTAGGAGGGAATCGAACCCTCTTCTTCAGGATGAAAACCTGACGATCTTAACCAATAATCCACAAGGCCGTATATATCAATAACTATTAATAATGTACCATAATTAACAAGGTAATGCAACTACTTATCATTACAGTGAAATAGGTCTGTTACCACTAGTTTAACCAAAGTCATTCTAACCAAAACACTCAAAGATTTACCCTGAATTTTAGCCAAAAGTGAAAGTTGTTTGTGTAGCTCTTCTGGAATATCAATCGATAATCTTCGTCTATATGGATACTTCATTAATTCTCTTTTCAATATGAAACATTATCTCAAAGAATGTCACAAACCAATTATAGCAATTTATGGAAAATATACCGTAGCTGTGGTTAGATAATAAAAATTCTAACTTTATAGGAGAAAAACATGGGAGTTACTTCAAAAACACCTATCGTATACGCAATTGATGGATCTGATCTCGAGGTGATGCCGAAGGCAATGTCTTTAAGTAGAGATCCTAATTCTGGTGATACTGGTCCGCTGGGTGTAACGGCTATTAACCAATCGGATAATAGTGTATGGGTTCTTGCATCTAAATCTGGTGGAACAAATGTATGGACGACCAGTCCTGCATCAGGTGTTGGTGCATTTACAGACGTTACTATTAATCCTGGTGATCTTACTGTTACTGCAGGAGATTCGATATTAGGTGGAGCATTAACTGTTGCTGGTCTATCTACATTTAATGGAAATGTAACCATTGGTGCAGGTTCAACATTAACAGTAAACGGGGATTTAGATTTAAGTTCAGCGGCCTTGATTGATCTTACTTCTACTCTTGATGCTGATCCTTCTATTTATTTGCATGCTAATGGCGGTACAAGTGAAGTTATTAGACTTAGAGCCGATCAAGGTACTGCGGTAAACTCTATTGATCTTGTTTCAGATGTTGGTGGTATTACATTTACAGCAACAGGTCTTGCTTCCGCAGATGCAATTAATCTTAGTGCAGCAGCGGGTGGTATAGATGTTGATGCAGCTCTTCAGCTTAATCTAGCATCTTCACAAAATGCCGCATCTGCAATTGTAGTAAGTGCTTCTGCTGGTGGTATAGATATGACAGCAGCTGGTGCAGCTGGCGAAGATATTGATATTGTATGCACTGCAGGTTCTGTAAACATTACGGCTGGCGAAAGTGATTCGGCTGCCATGGTATTAGACGCAAGTGGTGCAGCCGGTGCAATTCAATTAAAAGCTGGAACAGGGGGTATATTAATAGGAAATGAAGCTGATACTACTACCATTGATCTCGGTGATTTTGCTGCTACTGCTTCGCGTACAATTACTGTTGCTGGTGGTCAACAAGTCACAGCCGCCACGACAGACTTAGTTGATATTGCTCCTGATGGTGCAGCTACAAATGCAGATTCTGTAAAACAGGTAGATATTTGTTCAGGTAATGTTTCTACGGGTCAATCACTTGTAAATATCAATACAGGTACTGCAGCTTCAGGAACAAGTACAGTTAATATTTCTACTAACACAGGTGGTGGAACTAAAACGGTTAATGTCGGTAACGCGGATGGTTTAACGACAGTTAATATTGATGCCATTGCGCTTATTAATGATTCACTTAACGTTAATACCTCGATCAATACAGGAACTTCTACCGGAGTTGTTGCTATTGGTAATGGAGCTGCTGGAGCGATTACATTAGATTCAGGAGCTGGTATTTCTATTGATGGTGCAACCGCTTCTAATTTCACAGTAACTGGAGCAGGTCAAGATCTTACATTGGCATCTGCTGGTGGTTCAGTAGCTGTTAGCTCAACAGAAGATGCTGCAAGCGCTATTTCATTAACAGTAAATGGTGGCGTTAGCGAAACATTACTTCTTAGCGCTGTACAAGGTACAAGTGCTTCTTCAATTAATCTATCTTCTACTGCTGGTGGAATTACATTAACAAGTAATCTTGCAACAGCAGATGGTATTAATCTTAATGCTATTGCTGGTGGTGTTGATGTAGATTCTGCATTACAGATGAATTTAACATCTGCACAAGCTGCTGTAGCCGATTCGGTTCGTATTCAAGCTTCTGCTGCTGACGGTGGAATTGATATTGATGCAGGAACAGGCGGGATAGCTATTGATTCTACGGGTGCTGTTTCACTTGCTGGCGCCGCTGCGAGCGACTTCAGTGTTTCTGGTGCTGGAATAGATGTTAGTCTTATATCTGCAGCTGGACGTGCAGTTGTAAATGGTGAAGAAGCTGCTGTTGATGCTGTAAGATTATTATCAGTTTCAGGTGGTTTAGATGCAGATTTTGCAAATAATATTGCATTTGATAATTCTGCTGGAAATATTTCTCTTAATTCTGCAGCGGGTACAGTTTTATTAGATGCTTCAGGAGTATTAGAGCTCAATTCTTCAGCCGGTGTTATCGGTATTGGTAATGATGCCGTAGCACAAAATATTAATATTGGTACTGGAGCAGCTGCTCGAACCATCACTGTTGGTAATGTAACAGGTGCTTCCGATGTTGTAGTGGATTGTGGTACTGGCGGTGTAAGTGTTGGTGCTTCTGCTAATGCACATACAGTTACCGTAGGTTCTACGACTGGTGCTGCTGCTACAGTTGTACAGGCTGGTACTGGAGAACTTGCATTAACTTCAGGTACCGGAACACGCGGTCTTATTTCTGTAGATCCAGAAGTAGCTACAAATGCCGCTTCTAGTTCTCAAACGGTAAATAGCCGTGTAATCCATGTTACATTTACAGCAATTACTACTGCAGCTGGTGCTGATGAAGATATAACTATTACAAGTTCATTAATTACTACTTCTTCTGCTCTTATGTGTAATGTTTCTAGTATCAGTGGTGGCAATGATGCCGATCTTACTATTGAAGGTGTAAGACAAGCTGCTGGTTCTATTGTCCTACATTGTATCAACAGTGGACCTGCCGCCATTAACACTGACGTACATGTGACTGTATGGGTTCTTAGTTAATTGGCTTAAACAGCTTAATATTTTATGATCAGGGGGAGGATTCGTCCTCTCCCTTTTTACATGAAACCTTGCAAGGAGATAAAATGAGCCAGTCAGGATCATATTTTGGTGGCGGGACGCCGTTACCAGATATAGAAACACTAACAGGAAATGTTGGTGGAGCAGTTGGGCCAGATGGTGCCAATAATATTGATATTAGTGGAGTAGATCCAGTTTTAGTGACAGGTACGCCTGCATCTAATTCTTTAGACATTAGCGTAGACGTTGCCACTGAGGTCGATGATGGGATTATGCGCTTTGCTACAATTGCTGAAACATTAACGGGAACTATTGGTGATGCAGCAGTTCATCCATTAGGACTGAATACAAAACTGGGAGTACAAACTTTAAATACTTTAGCGTATGGTAATGGACCAAACAATGCCATTCAATGGCTTCCAGATGCATTTACAGGGGAAGTTCTCCTAGGATCTACAGGTAATCCTCCTGTATGGACTGGGCCGGCCTTAGATGGTGAAGTTCTAATTGGTAATACTGGTGGAGATCCAATATGGGCAAATTTAGTAGCTGGAACTAATGTAACTATTACAAATACTGCTAATCAAATTGTTATCTCTAGTACAGGAGGAGGTGGTCCAAGTTTAGGTATAACTACCTTAGTATGTGATTCAGGAACTGCAATTGATCCAGGTACAGGAATTGTTGAACTTCTGGGAGATACCAATATAACTACCCAGGGAGCAGCAGATTTAGCCCAAGTTACTCTTAATGACAATGTAACTATATTGGGAGATTACTCTTCTTTAAATGGACATTTAAACTTACCTACGACCACTTCCGCATTAGCTGCTGGGACTATTCAATGGAATAGCGTTACTTATATTCATAATTATGGAACAGATAACTTTTTTGCTGGTTCATTAGCGGGAAATGGAACCCTTATAAATGCTTTTGATAATGTTGGAATAGGTAAAAATGTATTAACAAGTTTAACTACAGGAAATTCAAATTCTTCTGTAGGAAATAGTAGTTTAACGGCATTAACGTCTGGTAAAGGCAACTGCGTTCTAGGAATTCAAGGAGGTAGCTCAATAATTTCTGGGGATAATAATGTCCTTGCAGGAAAAGATGTAGCACAGTTTTTAGTTTCTGGTGATAATAATATTATTATAGGCTGGAACGCTGGAATCAACTATGGAACATCAGAATCTAGCAACATTTTATTAAGTAATAATGGAATCGCTTCAGAATCAAACGTTATGCGTTTAGGTGATGACGGAGTTGGAGTAAACCAAATTAATGATACTTATGTAGCGGGAATATATCAACGTACGCCATCATCAACGTCTGAAGTAACATTAACTGATACGGATGGAAAAGTTACTACTACTGGAGCAGCAATAAATGGAGAGGTATTAATTGGACGTACAGGATTAGATCCGGTATGGAGCACCCTTACTGCTGGAAGTAATATTGGAGTTACTAATGCAAGTGGAGCGATTACTATTGGCACTACTGGATTTACTAATAATGGTTTAACAGTTGGAACAGCTGGTGGAAACTTGGCTTCATTAGCGGCTGCTACTAATGGACAATTGCCTATTGGGTCTTCGGGAGCCGATCCTATAGTGGCCACCTTAACTGCAGGTGCTGGTATAAATATTACGAATGGCGCTGGTTCTATTACGATTGAGAATACGGGAGCTGTAATTTCAGAGGGTGGTTGGACGCCCACATTATCATTTGTTGGTCAAACTGTTGCTCCTACATGGTCAGTAACATCGGCTCGTTATATAAAAATAGGAAATCTAGTTCATATTAATTTAGATTTAAGTATTAGCAGTAAAGGAACAGCTCCTAGTACTGCAATTTTTTCTATTTCAGGATTTCCATTTTCAACAAATGGCTTAGACTGTCGAATGACTAATGGATTAGTTAATACTGCATTTACTAATAGTTATTCTACTGTTTATTATGTATTGGTTGGTACAAGTGCAACTTTACAACGACTAAATAATAACGTATCTAACAGTCCTTTAACTTGGAATGAGATTCCAACGTCAGGAAAATTTACATTGTCTAACACGTATGCTATTGCCCCTTAAGGAGAATAATAATGAGTTTATTAAATATTCGTTTAAAACCAGAACCATTACGCAGTCTTGCTTTCGGATCAATTACTGGATCGTATGCTAATATTGGAACTGGATTTGCGCATCCATCTGTTATTTTACACGTACAAAATGATACGAATGCTGCGTTATTAATTTCATTTTCTCAAGAAGTAGATCATGAATTTTTAGCAGCTGGAGGATTTCTTTTGTTAGATGTAGCATCTAATCGTAGTAATTTATCTGAATCACGTAGTTTTTCACAGGGAACTATAATTCAAGTTAAATCTGCATCAGGAAATCCATCTTCTGGAAGCATCTATCTTTCTACATATTATGCAGGTTAGGAGATAAAATGAGTCAAAGTGGATCAATTAGTGGTGCTCAAGCTGGAACAGGCGATTTATTAACGCTTACTGCTGATAGCGGAGGAGTTATTCAGCCAGATATAAATGGTAATATTAATATTGTAGGTGATGATGGTATTGTTACTGTTGGAGATAATCCTAGCAATACAATTACCATTAGAGGAGAAGGCGATATTGTAACGGTAACAACGACCGATGCAGCAACTACAGTGTTATTTAGTGTAGGATTAAATGAAGATCAAGCTCTCAATGTTCGTGGGGATATTGTGGGAACTATTAATGATTATTCAGGTTCTATAGGTGGTACAATTACTGCTATTTTCAGACGTCCTACAGCAGGGGTGGCTACATTAGTTGGATTACCCATAGTTATGTTTACAGAAGATATGCCAAATAATCCATCATTCAGTGCTAATGTTTCAGGAAATAATGTGCGTATTATTGTAAATGGAATTATTGGAAACACGGTAAATTGGCGTGGTCGCATTGTATTAACCTATGATAGTTAAGCCTTTTAGGAATATAGATGACAAAAAGAATTGGATTTTTAACGACTGGAT